GTCATCAGCGCTGATGACATTCAGGAAATGGCCGACACGTTCGACCCGCGCGTCTACGGCTGCCGCATTAACCTCGAACATATCAAAAGCCTCATCCCTGACAGCCCCTTTAAGCGCTATGGCGATGTGACCGCGCTTAAAGCGGAGATTATCAGCGATGACTCTGCGCTCAATGGCAAAAAGGCGCTGTTTGCCAAAATTGCCCCGCTCGATGAGCTGGTCAGCATGGTACGTGCCGGGCAGAAGGTTTACACCTCAATGGAGATCCGCCCGAATTTCTCTAACAGCGGCAAATGCTATCTCATCGGGCTGGCCGTCACCGATGACCCGGCAAGCCTCGGCACCGAATACCTTGAATTCTGTAGCCGCGCCACACAAAACCCGCTCGCCGGTAAAAAAGACCAGCCGGGCGATCTCTTCTCTGTGGCCTCGCTGGCTGAGCTGGAATTTGAGGACGTACCCGACACCATGCTCAACAGCCTGACCGACAAGGTAAAGGCCATTTTTAGCCGCAAACAGGCCAGCGACGACGCTCGTCTTGCAGATGTACATGAGGCTGTGACGACCGTTACCGAGCTGGTGCAAACCAACCTCACCGCCACCGACCAGCGCGTCACCGAGCTTGAGACCGAACTGGCGCAGCTTAAGCAGGACGTGACCAGCAAGGCCGAAGAAAGCGCGCAGGCGTTTAACGCCCTCAAAAACTCCCTCGATAACACCGAAAGCCAGCGCCAGCCGCGCCGCGAGCTTTCAAAAGGTGGTACGGGCGACGAGCTGCTGACCAACTGCTGAAAACCCGCCGGGCGCGCCGCCCGGCCTGATACCTATTACCCGAACAGGAAAAACCATGCGTAAACAAACCCGCTTTAAATTCAATGCCTACCTGACCCGCGTCGCGGAGCTGAACGACATTTCCACCGATGACGTGGCGAAGAAATTCACCGTCGAGCCGTCGGTCACGCAAACCATGATGGACACCGTGCAGGAATCGTCCTCGTTCCTGACGAAAATCAACATCGTGCCGGTCGACGAGCTGAAAGGCGAAAAGGTCGGGGTGGGCGTTAACGGCACAATCGCGAGCACCGCCGATACTGACGGCGATGGCGAGCGTGAAACTGCTGATTTTACCGCGCTGGAGTCCAACAAATACGAGTGCGCGCAGATTAACTTTGACTTCCATATCCGCTATAAACAGCTCGACCTGTGGGCGCGATTCCAGGACTTCCAGACCCGTATCCGTAACGCCATTATCAAGCGTCAGGCGCTCGATTTCATCATGGCCGGTTTCAACGGCATTGAGCGCGCCGCAAAATCTGACCGCAAAAAAAATCCGATGCTTCAGGATGTGGCCGTGGGCTGGTTGCAGAAGTACCGCAATGAAGCGCCAGCGCGTGTGATGTCAAAAATCACCGACGAGGACGGCACGGTCATCTCCGATGTGATCCGCGTGGGTAAAAACGGCGACTATGCGAACCTCGACGCGCTGGTCATGGATGCCACCGGCAACCTGATTGATGAGATTTATCAGGATGACCCGGAGCTGGTCGTCATCACCGGTCGCAAGCTGATGGCGGATAAATACTTCCCTATCGTCAATAAAGACCAGGAAAACAGCGAGTCGCTGGCCGCTGACATCATCATCAGCCAGAAGCGAATCGGCAACCTGCCTGCCGTGCGTGTACCTTACTTCCCGGCGAATGCCCTGATGGTGACGCGTCTCGATAACCTGTCTATCTACTTCATGGATGACGCGCATCGCCGCAGCATCATTGAAAACCCGAAGAAAGACCGCATCGAAAACTACGAGTCAATGAATACCGACTACGTGGTCGAGGCATACGCTGCCGGCTGCCTGATTGAAAATATCAAGCTCGGTGACTTCACCGCACCTGCTGCACCGGAAAGCGGAGAGTAAGCCATGACGAGTCCCGCAGCGCGTCACATGATGCGGGTCTCGGCCTCTGAAACAGCGCGGCGGGCTGCTGTCCCGCTGCGCAATGCAACTGCCTATGAGCAGATGCTCGTTAAGCTGGCCGCAGACAACCGCACGCTAAAACAAATCCGATCCAATGAGCGCAAGGCAGATAAAAAGCGCGAGCTGCTGCCGTTCTATCTGCCGTGGGTGGCTGGCGTCCTCGCAAACGGCAAGGGCGCGCAGGATGACATCGTCATGACGGTCATGCTGTGGCGTCTCGATGCTGACGATATCGCCGGGGCGCTGGAAATTGCCCGTTACGCCATGACCTGGGGCCTGACCATGCCGACCGGTCGACGTCCGACGCCTTACCTGCTGGCCGAAGAGGTGGCACTGTCCGCGCAGCGCCTGCTCGCTGCAAAACAGCCGGTCGAACTGGCGAACCTGCTCGACACCATTGCGCTGACTGAACGCGCTGACATGCCCGATATCGTGCGCGCGAAGCTGCACAAAATCACCGGCTATGCCCTGCGTGATGCGAGTCAACTGCCCGAGGCGCTGGCGCACCTGCAACGTGCGATCCAGTTAGAGCGCACAATCGGTGTGAAAAAGGATATCGAGCAGTTAGCGCGCCAGCTCAGGCCAAAACCTGAACCCGCCCCGAAAACCAAAACGACTAAACCGCGCACGCGCAAACCTGCCGCTAAACCGGCGGCACGGCGCGGGCGTCCACCGAAGGCGGCAAAAGCCGCAGGTTAACCGAGCGCTCCCCGAGCCGGGCGGCACGCCGTTCAATGCGGGTATTCCTTACCCTGACTGCGAACGGCGTCCACCGCCCACCCATTACCCGAGGTTGTCATGACGACGCTGATTATTGAGCCAAAACAAGAGCCGCAGGATGTGCCGGGCGTGGTGATACCGCCACCGGGCGTGAGCGAGCCGGTAATCAAAAACACCCCGTTTTTTCCTGACGTGGATCCGAAGCGCGTGCGGGAGGAAATGCGGTTAGAACAGACCGTTTCCCCCGTGCGCCTGCGCCGGGCGATTAAGACCGCCATCGCGGAGACGAACGCGGAGCTGGGCGAATGGCGCGAGCGTCAGCTCGATGCCGGTTACGCCACGCTGGCGGATGTCCCGACCGACAGGCTCGATGGCGAAAGTGTGCGCGTATTCCATTACTTCAACGCCGTGTGTGCCATGACGACCGCCACGCTTTACGAGCGTTTTCGCGGTGTGGATGCGACCGCCAAAGGTGACAAAAAGGCCGACAGCATCGACAGCACTATCGATGAAATGTGGCGGGATATGCGCTGGTCTGTGGCGCGCATCCAGGACAAAGCGCGCTGCATTGTGGGGCAAATCTGATGAAAGCGTATGCGCTACAGGGCGACACCCTCGACGCGATTTGTGTGCGGTACTACGGGCGCACCGAGGGCGTGGTCGAAACCGTCTTAGAAGCGAATCCCGGTCTGTCTGAGCTCGGCGTCATCCTGCCGCACGGCACGGCAATTGAACTGCCCGAGACCGACAGCGCGGCCAGAACCGAAACGGTGAATCTATGGGACTGAGTATGGAGAAAATCACCACGTTTATCGCCTACTGGCTGGCCGTTGCGCTGGCGTACCTCGGCGCAATGTCGCCCGAAAAGATGGCGCTTTACGTGGGCGGCGGATGCGCCATTTTTACCGCGCTGACGAACTACTGGTTTAAGCGCAAAACGTACCTCTATCTGACGTCACTCGGACTCGACAAGGGGGCAATTCGTGAAATCAATCGTTAAACGTTGCAGTGTGGCCGCAGTGCTGGCGCTGGCGGCGCTGATGCCTGACTTTCGTCTGCTTAACACCTCGCCCGAGGGGCTGGCGCTGATTGCCGACCTCGAAGGTTGTCGCCTGACGCCTTACCAGTGCAGCGCGGGAGTGTGGACGTCAGGCATCGGCCACACTGCAGGCGTCGTCCCGAAAGGGGAAATCACCGAGCGTCAGGCGGCGGCGAACCTTGTCGCGGATGTGATGAACGTCGAGAAACGTCTCGCGGTCTGCGCGCCGGTGGAAATGCCGCAACAGGTTTACGATGCGCTGGTCAGCTTCTCATTCAACGTGGGAACCGGCGCGGCCTGCCGCTCAACGCTGGTCTCGTACATCAAGCGTCATCAATGGTGGCAGGCGTGCGACCAGCTCACCCGTTGGGTTTATGTGAATGGCTCAATCAATAAAGGGCTGGAAAATCGCCGCGCGCGTGAGCGTGCCTATTGCATCAGGGGGATTCAATGAAAGTGATGTTGTTTTTACTGGCCGCGCTGATGGCGGTTGCGCTCTGGCAGCGCCATGAAAACGGCAACCTGATGCGCTCCTTTGAACGGGCAAACAAGGTGGCAGTTGAACAGAAAAATGTGATCGGGATGCTGAAAAATCAGCTTTCCGTTTCGCAGGGAATTGCCAGGAAAAACGAAACCGCGCAGGTCACGTTACGCGGTGAGTTAATCGCCGCCGGTGCAATGGCCGTGCGACGGGAAGAAACCATTACGAGGCTGATAAATGAGAATGAAACGTTACGCCGCTGGTATAGCGACAAGCTGCCTGATGTTGTGCGCAGGCTGCACACCCGCGCCGGTTGCGCCTCCGCCGGTCATTGTTTACAGCGCCTGCCCGAAGGTGAGTTATTGCCCGATGCCGGAAAGCGATCCGGTCGTTAATGGCGACCTGAGTGCAGATATCCGCAGGCTTGAGCACGCGCTCGCCGCCTGCGCGCTGCAGATTGAAAACGTCAAAGACTGTCAGGATAAACTCGATGAAGAAAGCAATCAGCCTGCGCAAGGCGTTAATTGACGCCGTCCCGCAGCTTAAAACGAATCCCGAGATGATGCGCATTTTTGCCGACGAGGGGAATATCGATGCGCGGCTCGCGGCTTCCCTGTCCCACGAGAAAATTTACACTTTGAATGTGATCGTGTGTGACTTTGTGGGCGACCCCGATTTGATATTCGTGCCGGTGGCCGCATGGCTGCGTGAGAATCAGCCGGATATCTGCACGCTCGATGACGGCCGTAAAAAGGGCTACCGTTTCCAGATGGATTTAAACGACGAGGACAGTGTCGACATTAGCATCAGCCTGCAGCTCACCGAGCGCACCCTCATCAAAGAGGAAAACGGCGCTCTGCACGTAAGCTATGCCCCTGAACCTCCGCTGCCCGAGCCCGTCACCCGGCCTAAAGAGCTCTATATCAACGGCAAACTGGTGAGCAAATGGGATGAGTGAATTTAAGCCCTTTGACGACCGGCTCAATGGTCTGATTACTGCCCTGTCACCGGCTGCGCGCCGTAAGCTGGCCGGAGAGATAGCAAAGGAGTTGCGCAAGTCGCAACAGCAACGTATCAAGCTGCAGAAAGCACCGGACGGCTCACCGTATGAGGCGCGAAAGCGTCAGCCGCTTAGGGCTAAAACCGGGCGGATTAAACGGGCGATGTTCCAGAAACTCCGCACGAGCCGGTACATGAAAGCCAGTGGCCGTGAAAACAGTGCGTTGGTGGAATTTACCGGCAAAGTGCAGCGTATCGCGCGTATTCATCAGTATGGCCTCAAAGACCGGCCGAATGTGCACGCAAGGTGCGTGAGATATCCAGAACGCCAGCTACTAGGGTTCAGTCAAGATGATAAGCTTCTCGCCCATGAAATAATATTTAAACTACTTAGTTGAAGCAGCCCCTGTTGGTGAAAGATATGCTTTTTCACTTAGCGCCTACAAAAATTAAACGTAATACATTTACCATTGCATTTCGTGCAGGTAAGATACGGGTAAATTGTTAATGTCCATAGCTAATTTCAGTATGACGCCAAGTGACTAGGTAGAAGAGGAAAATTATGCAACGTATGAATGATATGAGTATCCTTCTTTCAGGGATATATGGGAATCGAAATAAAGATAAGTCATTCGAATATATGTACTCATATTTGACTAGGAAAACAGCTTATCTTACGAGAGAGTTTATTAGAGATGGTAACCGAGATAAAGAGTTACTTAAAAATACTTTCTTAGAAGCTTTGTCATGGCTGTTCGCGATATGTGAAAAGCTCAATGTGCAACCTCAAGATTCATTCTATAAAAAATTTCCAGGGTGTTGTCCGTATTGTCTTGGTAATCCATGTAGTTGTACGCAGACTCACAGAAAACCCGAAAAAATAAAAAGTGCAACTGCGATCAAGGAAGAGCTGTTTCAACAGTATAACGCTATCACACGTAGTAGTTATCCTCCCTATGCGCCCGTAATGATTAATGAGATTTACCCTTCAAATAGAAATATATGGTCTATTTTTGGTGGGTTCTATCACTCATCAAGATTATTTGAAGAGTTGGGTGAGTTGCAGGAGGCATATGCAAAATCTATAGAGGATGAAAACTACAATAAAGAAAATCTTCATGAGGAATGTGCAGATATTTTTGCTTGGTTATTTTCTTTGTGGGGGATTATTTTCAAAGATCTTGATCTCGGGCAGGCGCTTCAAGATTATTATATGAATGGTTGTCCGGTTTGTAATAAAAAAGAATGTTCATGTACAGATTACTCAGGTAAAGTTAGTAAGACGGAAGAGAAAAGAGAGTTTCTAGTTAAACTCAAAGAAGAACTTACTCTTCTATCGAAAAAAGAAGAAACTGGGGAATTCAAAGATAATTTAGATTCAGCTATTCTTGCAATTGATGATGCTGTTAAGTCTGGTAAGGATGCTGATAGCAGAAGGACTTTATCAGAAGTTGAGGGTGTCCTGGATTCAATGGAAAAAAACTCTTCTAAGCTATCTAAGCTTGCAAGCAATGCTTGGGCAATATATGCAACAATAATAAAATTTTTCTGACTTCAAGATTTTTGTACAAGGCCGATCTTTAAAAAAGATCGGCTTATTAATTTTGGTTCATGATTTCTTGTTTTTAGTTATTTAAACTTTTCTCTGATTTTTCGCTTGAAATTCACTTGAAACTCATTTTTTAGTTAGCTTGCTTGGTGGGTTGTTTGTAATAGATTATTGTTGTTTTTTTTATGCTTCGACTTTCTTAGTGAAAATGTAGTGTTTTTAAAGGAGGCATATTTAACAATTTAATAGTTGTCATGGCTTGGAATATTCTCATTGTTTTTTGCGGCTAATAATTTAAAGCTTCATTCTGACAGTAAGTAATCAATAGTTGTATCACCCGCTATAAAACACACCCTCATTGCCCCTTGCCTTGCTAGTCGGCATTCTCTCTGCATGAATAATCTAAATTCTCTGCAGGAAATCGCACGCGCGATCCGCAACCTTATCCGCACCGGCATTGTGACCGACGTTGACCTCGACGAGGGACTGTGTCGTGTCCAGACCGGAGGCATGCAAACCACCTGGTTAAACTGGCTCACCTGTCGCGCCGGTCGCTCTCGCGTATGGTGGGCTCCATCCGTTGGTGAGCAGGTGTTATTACTGGCCATCGGTGGTGAGCTTGATACGGCCTTTGTGCTGCCGGGCATTTTCTCAGATGACAATCCCGCGCCGTCAGCCTCACCCGATGCGCTTCACGTTACCTTCCCTGATGGCGCGGTCATTGAGTACGAACCCGAAAACAGTGCGCTCACCGTGTCAGGTATCAAAACCGCAGACGTTACTGCGTCGGATTCCATCACGGCCACCGTGCCGGTGGTGTTGGTAAAAGCCGAAAGCCGCATCACGCTCGATACACCCGAGGTGGTGTGTACCAACAAGCTGACGACCGGCACGCTCGAAGTGCAGAAAGGCGGGAAGATGTCCGGGAACATCGAGCACACCGGCGGGAAACTGACCTCAAACGGCGTGCAGGTGGATGACCATGCACACGGCAACGTACAGAGCGGCGGAAGCTGGACTAAGGGGACGCAATGACGGTGCGTTATCTGGGAATGAACAGCCAGACCGGCCTCAGTATCTCTGAGGTCGAGCATATCAGGCAAAGCGTGCGCGACATTCTCGTCACGCCGGTTGGCTCGCGTGTCATGCGCCGTGAATACGGCTCGCTCCTGTCGGCACTGATTGACCAGCCGCAGACACCGGCACTGCGATTGCAGATTATGGCCGCGTGCTATTCCGCGATCCAGAAGTGGGAGCCGCGCGTCAGTCTGACAACCATCACCTTTGAGCGGTCGGAGACCGACGGTGGGCTGTATGTCGATATCACCGGCACGCGCTCGGCTAACGGCCAGCCCTTTTCCCTCACTATTCCACTGAGTTAAACGCTATGGCAATTGTTGACCTTAACCAGCTCGCCGCGCCTGATGTTGTGGAGGTGCTGGACTATGAGACCATCCTCGCGGAGCGTAAGGCGACCCTCGTCTCGTTATACCCGGAGGAACAACAGGAGGCAGTGGCGCGCACGCTGACCCTCGAATCCGAGCCGATTGTTAAGCTGCTGGAGGAAAACGCCTACCGGGAGGTTATCTGGCGACAGCGCGTCAACGAGGCCGCGCGTGCGGTCATGCTGGCTTATGCAGAAGATGCCGACCTTGACCAGATAGGCGGAAATTATAACGTCGAGCGCCTCGTCATCACCCCGGCAGACGACACGACGTTTCCGCCCACGCCAGCCGTAATGGAGTCGAATACAGACTACCGTCTGCGTATCCAACAGGCTTTTGAGGGACTGAGCACCGCAGGCTCAAACGGTGCATATCAGTTTCATGGCCGCAGCGCCGACGGGCGTGTCGCGGATATTTCCGTCATCAGTCCTGAGCCTGCGTGTGTGACCGTGTCTGTGCTGTCGCGTGAAAATAACGGCGTGGCCTCTGACGAGCTGCTCGCTATCGTGCGCGATGCCCTGAACGACGAGGACGTCAGGCCGGTGGCCGACCGCGTGACCGTGCAGTCAGCGAAAATCGTCGACTACAAAATCACTGCATCGCTTTACCTTTACCCCGGCCCCGAAAGTGAGCCGGTGCTCAGTGCGGCAAAAGCAAAGTTACAGGCGTATATCACCGCGCAGCACCGGCTCGGGCGTGACATCCGTAAATCGGCCATCTATGCGGCGCTCCACGTCGAGGGCGTGCAGCGTGTCGAGCTGGCCGCGCCGGTGGCTGACATCGTTCTCGATGACACGCAGGCGTCATGGTGCAGCGAGTACAGCGTCACCATAGGGGGCAATGATGAATGACACACGACTGTTGCCGGTGGGCTCCTCGCCGCTTGAGGTGGCGGCGGCGCGCGCCTGCGCTGAAATCGAAAATACCCCTGTACCCCTGCGCCGACTCTGGAGCCCGGACGACTGCCCGGCAAACCTCCTGCCGTGGCTGGCGTGGGCGTTTTCCGTTGACCGGTGGGATGAGAACTGGCCGGAGGCCACTAAACGGGATGTGATCCGCAATGCCTGGTATATCCACGCACACAAAGGAACGATTGGGGCAGTGCGCCGCGTGGTGGAGCCGCTCGGCTACCTGATAAACGTGTCTGAGTGGTGGCAGACAAACGACCCGCCCGGCACGTTTCGCCTCGATATCGGTGTGCTCGAGACCGGCATCACTGAGGAAATGTATTACGAAATGGAGCGGCTTATTGCCGATGCAAAGCCAGTCAGCCGCCATCTTATCGGACTCAATATTATTCAGGACATTCCCGGCTATCTGTACACCGGCGCCCTGAGCTATGACGGCGACATCATCACGGTTTATCCCGGATAAGTGAGAGCACAATGACAGTGAAATATAAAACGGTCATCACCAAAGCCGGTGCAATCAAGCTGGCCGCAGCGACCGTCCCGAACGGGAAAAAAGTCAGTTTTACGGCGATGGCCGTCGGTGACGGCGGCGGTACTCTGCCGGTGCCTGACCCGAACCAGACAAAACTCGTTAAAGAGGTCTGGCGTCATGCGCTGAACAAAATCAGCCAGGACAGGAAAAATAAAAATTATGTCGTGGCGGAGCTGCTTATCCCGCCTGAGACCGGCGGTTTCTGGATGCGCGAGCTCGGCCTTTATGACGACACCGGCACGCTGATTGCGGTCGGTAATATGGCCGAAAGCTACAAGCCAGCACTGGCGGAGGGCTCAGGCCGCGCGCAGACCGTGCGAATGGTTATCATGGTGAGCGACATCGAGTCAGTCGAGCTGACCATTGATACCTCAACGGTGATGGCAACGCAGGACTACGTCGACGACAAGCTCGCTGAGCATGAGCAGTCCCGCCGCCATCCTGATGCAACGCTCACCGCTAAAGGTTTCACTCAGTTAAGCAGTGCGACTGACAGCGCGTCTGAGAGCGTCGCAGCGACGCCTAAAGCGGTTAAGGCGGCGTATGACCTTGCAAAAGGGAAATATACGGCTCAGGACGCCACCACGGCACAAAAGGGTGTCGTTCAACTCAGTAGCGCGACGGACAGCACGTCTGAGAGCGTCGCAGCGACGCCGAAAGCGGTCAAAGCGGCTTATGACCTTGCTAAGGCGAAATACACGGCTCAGGACGCCACCACGGCGCAAAAGGGTATCGTCCAGCTCAGTAGTGCGACTAACAGCACATCTGAGGCGCTGGCGGCGACGCCGAAAGCCGTCAAGGCCGCGAATGACAACGCTAACGGACGCGTGCCATCAGGGCGCAGGATTAATGGTCATGCGCTGACTGATGATTTTGATATCAGCGTTCAGGATATTTTCAACGGGCAGGCCGTGGCGATTGGCAACGCTATGGATTTGAACGCCTACACCACGGCTGGATTGTATTTCCAGCCGATGACTGCTTATGCGCAATCCGGGAGGAATTACCCGGAAGCGCTTGCCGGGTCGCTTGAAGTTTACAAGCACGCCGGGATTACGCAGATTTACCGGATTTATCATAATTCGCGGTCCTATATTCGCACGCAATACAGCGGTTCGTGGTCAGCGTGGGTAAAGCAGTATGATGCGGCAAATAAACCCACTGCCGGAGATGTTGGTGCGATTCCTCTGAGCGGAAGCACCGAGGTCAAAGGTCTGATTAGAAATGCTGCTGAGTTTCAGTCAACATCTGCAAACAGTTTCCGTATTGCGTACGGTGATTACGGTACATTCTGGCGTAATGATGGCAATAATCTTTATCTGATGCTGACCAATAAAGGAGACGCTTATGGATCTTATAACGCGCTTCGTCCTTTATGGGTTAATTTGGCAACAGGTGCATTACAGTCGGGTACGCCGCTAACCGTTAATAATACGATTAATGCGGATAAAGAAGTTACAGCGGGCTATAGCGGTCCATTTGCCTGGGTTGAACAGTACAAAGCGAAAGCGCCATTTTTCAATGCGTATTCAACTACCGCCACGAGTGAATACCATCCGGTAATCAAACAACAAGCGACCATTGTGAGTAAAAACTCCTGGGCATTTTCGATGGGGTCTCTGGTTGCTGGCGATGAACTTTCATGGCATCTGCATATGAAAGGCAGTGGCGGATCAGAGGTTAATTTTAAATGGGACACTAAAGGAAACTTTAACGCGCCGGGACAGGTGAATCCGGGAAGCTATGCCAATTTTGATAACCGCTATTACACCAAAACGCAATCCGATGCGGGATATATGCCTAGAACGGGCGCTTACACCAAAGCGGAGAGTGATGGGCGCTTCCAGCCAAAAGGCAATTACACCCCGGCGGGTCAGGCTTATACCAAAGCGGAGTCGGATGCGCGTTACGGAGTCGGTAAAACGACGACAGGTAATAACAGCGCTTACTACACGCATGGTAATGGTGCTGTGTTTATGCAGTCTGTGAGAAATATCTCGGTCGGCAATAATGCCACTGTAACCGTGACACTGCCTACGTCGTTCCCGAACGGGATACTCGGTATCGGTTCGAGTTATTACGGTGCAGGGGGTAATAACTCTGCATCATTTTATCTCTGTTCGCCTGTCGGGAAAAATCAGGTGAAAATTGAAACCCATAACTGCAACGGAACATTTTATTTAAACGTAACGGGTTACTGATATGCAGAAATATTTCAGCAATACAGATAAAAGCTTTTACCTTGAGGAAACTGTCAAAACCTATGAAGAACAGGGTATTCCCGTTCCGTCAGACCTGATGACAATAACCGATGCTGAATATGAAGCCTTTATGGTTTCACCTGACCGGAAAGCGCCTCAGTACAATGTTGAATCAGAATGCATGGAATGGGTCGACATCGAACCGCCTACACGCGAGGAGGCTATCGAAAATGCTGAGTCATTAAAGGCGCAGCTCTTGTCTGTTGCAGCTCAGGCCATAGCACCATTGCAGGATGCGGTCGATTTGTCGATGGCGACAGATGAGGAAATGGCGAGTCTGTCGGCGTGGAAGAAATACCGGGTTTTACTTAACAGGGTTAATACCAGTGAGCCTGACGAAATTGCATGGCCTGAATCACCGTTAACAGAGTAATAAAAAACCCGCGTCAAGCGGGTTTAATCATAGGGGCATTCTTCATAGTCTTTTTCTGTTTCGTCACCGGTAAACAGTCTGAGCCAGCAAAAGCCAAAGAGCCACCATGCAGCCAGACCACCAACAACCCAGAGTAAAATCGTCATTATCGCTTCCTCGTTAATGTCGAAACGATAGCGACAATACCCACTCATTGATAATGGTTATCAGCGATCAATTAAGCGTGATTGATCGCTGATAACGATCAATAACCCTTTCTTCACACGGTAATCGGATTGCGCGTTGTGCTGTCACTCCCCCAACGGCCTTTCGTTTCTCACGTCCCGCACACAACAGAAAATAGTCGCACCCCTTAACCACGGAGTTAAACGGATGAGCGACTATCATCACGGCGTCGAGGTCATCGAGATTAACGATGGCACGCGCACCATTTCCACCGTTTCCACAGCCATCATTGGCATGGTCTGCACGGCCAATGATGCTGACGATTCAACATTTCCGCTAAATGAGCCGGTGCTGATTACCAGCGTGCAAAACGCTATCGGTAAAGCCGGTAAGCTCGGCACCCTGTCAAAATCCCTGCAAGCCATTGCCGACCAGTGCAAGCCGGTCGTTGTGGTTGTGCGCGTTGCCGAAGGTATTGAAGACCCGGACGACCCGGAAGCGGCGCAGAAAGAAACCATTTCCAACATCATCGGCACGACCGACGAAAACGGCCAATACACCGGACTGAAAGCGCTGCTGACCGCCAAAACCGTCACCGGCGTCAAGCCGCGCATTCTCGGCGTGCCGGGGCTGGATTCTCTGGAAGTGGCGACCGCGCTCGCGGCGACCTGTCAGAGCCTGCGCGCGTTTGGCTATATCAGCGCGTGGGGCTGCAAGACCATTTCCGAAGCTATCGCCTACCGTGAGAATTTCAGCCAGCGTGAGCTGATGGTCATTCACCCTGATTTTCTGGCGTGGGACACCACGGCGAATCAGACCGATATTGCATGGGCGACCGCCCGCGCGCTCGGCCTGCGTGCCAAAATCGACCAGGAGACGGGCTGGCACAAAACGCTGTCTAACGTCGGCGTGAACGGCGTCACCGGCGTCAGTGCCTCGGTCTCGTGGGACTTGCAGGAGAAGGCCACCGACGCGAACCTGTTGAATCAGGCCGGTGTCACGACGTTGATCCGTAACGACGGATTTAAATTCTGGGGCAACCGTACCTGTTCCGACGATCCGTTATTCCTCTTTGAAAACTACACCCGCACGGCGCAGGTGCTGGCCGACACGATGGCGGAGGCGCACGCCTGGGCGATTGATAAACCCGTCACCGCAACGCTTATCCGCGACATCGTCGCCGGTATCAATGCGAAATTCCGCGAGCTGAAAAACAACGGCTATATCGTTGACGGCTCCTGCTGGTACGACCCGGAGTCAAACAGCGTGGAAACGCTCAAGGTGGGGAAACTGTATATCGATTACGACTACACCCCCGTCCCGCCGCTGGAAAACCTGACCCTGCGCCAGCGCATCACTGATACCTATCTGGCGAACCTGTCAGAGTCGGTCAACAGCTAAGGAGCTCTGAGCATGGCATTACCACGCAAACTGAAATACCTGAACATGTTCAACGATGGCCTGAGCTACATGGGCGTTGTTGAATCCGTCACCCTGCCAAAGCTGACCCGCAAGCTTGAGAAATACCGCGGCGGCGGGATGCCGGGCTCGGTATCGATTGACCTCGGTCTCGATGACGATGCGCTGTCGTGCGAGTGGACGCTCGGCGGTCTGCCCGACGTCGAGCTGTGGGCACAGTACGCCTCCCCGGGCGCGGACAGCGTACCGTTGCGCTTTACCGGCTCATACCAGCGCGATGACACCGGCGCGATTTCTGCCGTTGAGGTGGTCATGCGTGGCCGTCACAAAGAGTACGACGGCGGCGAAAACAAACAGGGCGAAAGCGGCACGACCAAAATCTCGACCGAATGCGCGTACTACCAGCTCACGATTGACGGCAAGGAGGTCATCGAGATTGACGTCATCAACATGGTGCTGAAAGTCGACGGCGTCGACCGTCTGGCAGAGCATCGCAAGGCCATTGGCCTGTAACCCCCTTAACCGGTCAGTCAGGCTGGCCGGTCACTTAACTTTGACGAGAGCAACATCATGGAAAACAACATCGAAACCGGCGTTACAGAAATTGAAGTCATCGAAACCAAAAAGCCACACGTCGTGACCCTCGATAACCCCCTCATGCGCGGTGAGCAAAAAATCGGAGAGGTGACGGTTTCAAAACCTAACGCGGGAACCCTGCGCGGGGTGTCGCTGGCCTCGCTGGCAAACTCTGACGTTGACGCGCTGATTAAGGTGCTGCCGCGTATGACCTACCCGGCACTCACCGAGCATGAAATTGCCCGTCTGGATGCCTCAGACCTGATGCAGTTCGCCGCTGAGGTGATTGGTTTTTTGTCGCCATCTTCGGCTCGCTGACGTTCCCCGCAAAACTTTCGGTCGATGACCTGATGGCGGATATCGCGGTGATTTTTCACTGGCCGCCATCAGAGCTGTATTCCCTTAGCGTGACCGAGCTCCTCACATGGCGCGACAAGGCGCTACAGCGAAGCGGAAACCACTATGAGCAATAACGTCAGAATCGAGGTGCTGCTTAACGCAGTAGACCGGGCAAGCCGACCGCTAAAAGCTATCCAGAACGCCAGCAAATCCCTCGCTGGCGATATCCGCAACTCACAGACGACCCTGCGCGACCTTAACGCGCAGGCGTCCCGAATTGACGGATTCAGGAAAGCGAGCGCACAGCTTGCCGTGACCGGTCAGTCGCTTAACAAAGCGAAACAGGAGGCCGCAGCGCTGGCCGTCCAGTTTAAAAACACGGAAAACCCCACCAAAGCGCAGGCGCGCGCGATGGAGGCGGCAAAAAAATCCGCCGCTGACCTGCAACTCAAATATAACGGGCTCAGGCAGTCGGTACAGCGCCAGCGCACCGAGCTTGCTCAGGCCGGGATTAATACCCGAACGCTGTCGGCTGACGAGCGTCGCCTTAAAACCAGCATCAGCGAGACGACCGCCCAGCTTAACCGGCAACGTGAGGCGCTGGCGCGGGTCAGCCAGCAACAGGCAAAGCTAAGCCGGGTTAAAGAGCGGTATCAGTCCGGTAAATCCCTCGCGGGTAGTGCGGCGGCGGCTGGCGCTGCCGGTGTCGGAGTTGCCACGGCTGGCACCATGGCCGGGGTAAAACTGCTGATGCCTGGCTATTCGTTTGCACAGAAAAACTCTGAGCTGCAAGCCGTGCTCGGGGTCGACAAACAGTCGGCCGAAATGGAGGCGTTACGCAAACAGGCCAGACAGCTCGGCGACAATACCGCCGCATCTGCGGACGACGCAGCAGCAGCACAGGTAATCGTGGCTAAATCTGGAGCCGATAAAGACGGGATTCTGGCGCAAACCCCTGCCATTTTGGATATGTCTTTGGCGAACAAAAAAACAATGGAGGAAAACGCCACCTTACTCATTGGCACCAAGTCGGCATTTGGTCTTGCTGATGATAAAGCTTCACATATTGCTGACGTTATATCTATGGCGATGAATAAAACCCAGGCCACCTTTGAGGGATTGAGTGATTCGTTAACATATGTTGGCCCGGTAGCTAAAGATGCCGGTGTCAGTCTGGAAGAAACCGCCGCGATGCTGGGCGCGTTACACGATGCCAAAATCACAGGCTCAATGGCAGGCACTGGAGGCCGTGCAGTGTTAAGTCGCTTGCAGGCACCGACAGGAAAAGCCTATGAAGCCATTAAAGAGCTTGGCGTAAAGACAATGGATGGCAAGGGCAATACACGCCCGATATTTACCATATTGAAAGAAATGCAGGCCAGCTTTAATCGCAACAACCTCGGGACAGGCCAGAAAGCCGAATATATGAAAACCATATTCGGTGAGGAAGCCAGCTCCGCCGCCAGTGTATTGATGGCCGCAGCAGCAAGCGGAAAACTGGATAATCTGACCAGGGTAATTCAGGAATCTGATGGAAAAACCGCTGAGCTCGTTAAAATCATGCAGGACAATCTCGGCGGCGACTTTAAAGAGTTTCAGTCTGCTTATGAGGCCGTGGGTACTGACCTGTTTTTCCAACAGGAGGACGCTCTGCGCAAACTGACGCAGACGGCCACGCGATATGTTTTGAAACTCGATGGCTGGATCACCCGCAATAAATCACTGGCGACCACTATCGGTGTTGTAGCCGGTGGCGCACTGGCGCTCATTGGTGTGATTGGCGGGATTGGCCTGATTGCGTGGCCGGTGGTGATGGGGATTAACGCCATTATCGCCGCCGCAGGTCTGCTGGGAACGGTCTTTACCGTTGCCGGTGGCGCAATAGTGACTGCTGTCGGTGCCATCAGTCTGCCGGTGGTCGCGGTCGCCGGTGCGGTGGTGGCCGGGGCGCTCCTGATTCGTAAATACTGGGAGCCCATCAGCGCATTCTTTTCGGGCGTGGTGGAGGGGCTTAAAGCGGCATTTGCGCCGGTGGCGGAAATCTTCTCGCCGCTGACGCCGGTGTTTGATTCCATCATCGAGAAATTGCGCGGTGTCTGGCAGTGGTTCACTGACCTGATAGCACCGGTCAAGGCAACGCAGGAAACGCTGGACCGCTGCAAAAATGTCGGCGTGGCGTTTGGCAAGGCGCTGGCCGATGCGTTAACGGCTCCCTTGAACGTCTTTAACAGCTTGAGCGGCAAAGTCGGCTGGCTACTGGAAAAGCTCGGGGTTATCAAAAAGGAGTCGGACGGCCTCGACCAGACTGCCGCTAAAGCCAGTGCCGCAGCCGGTGCGCAAAGCGGGTCTTATATTCCGCAGACGTCCGTTTATGGCGGTTATCAGATGTACCAGCCAGTGACGGCACCTGCTGGCCGGTCCTATGTCGACCAGAGCAAGCGTGAATACAACATTAATCTGTCGGGTGGCGTTGCGCCGGGAACTGACCTCGACCGGCAGCTCCGGGAAGCAGTCGAAAAACTCGACCGGGAAGAAAGAGCACGCCAGCGCTCAAGTATGCGCCATGACGGATGAGGGCTAAAACATGTTAATGGTACTGGGTTTATTTGTGTTTGAACGCCGCACGCTGCCGCATCAGTCCATGCAATATTCGAAGGATTACCGATGGGTGTCAAATGACCGCATCGGTAAACCCCCGGCTTATCAGTATCTCGGCGAGGGGGAAACCTCGCGCACGCTTTCGGGCGTGCTGTACCCCGAAATCACCGGTGGACGCCTGTCGCTGACGGCCATCGAACTGATGGCCGACGAGGGCAGAGCATGGCCGCTGATTGACGGAACAGGCATGATCCACGGTATGTATGTCATCGATAAAGTGACCCACACGCACACCGAATTATTCAGCGACGGCGCGGCCAGAAAAATTGAGTTTAGCCTCTCGCTGAAACGGGTCGATGACTCGCTCGCGGCGATTTACGGCGACCTGAAAACGCAGGCCGACAATCTGGTGACGTCTGCCGGTAACTGGATTGGAGGGCTGGCGGGATGATTACGGGTCTGAATATTCAGGCCGGGGCGCAGATTGCTCCGGCGTTTATGCTCACGCTCGATGGCGATGATATCACGCAGAATTTCAGCGACCGGCTAATCAGTCTGACCATGACGGACAATCGCGGATTCGAGGCTGACCAGCTCGACATCGAGCTTGACGACACCGACGGGCTTGTCGAGCTGCCGCCGCGCGGTGCAAAACTGACGCTGTGGCTGGGCTGGCAGGGCTCAGCCTTGCTGAATAAGGGCAGTTTCACGGTCGACGAAATCGAGCACCGTGGCGCGCCTGATACACTGACCATCAGGGGGCGCAGCGCTGATTTTCGCGGGTCGCTGAACTCTCGCCGGGAGCAGTCATGGCATGACACCACGCTCGGCGTCATTGTTGAGACCATCGCTGTGCGTAACAAACTCACGGCCAGCGTGGCTGACACGCTGAAAGCGATCCCCGTGCCTCACATTGACCAGACGCAGGAATCCGACGCGGTGTTTCTGTCCCGCCTTGCTGACCGTAACGGTGCATCAGTGTCGGTGAAAGCGGGGAAACTGCTGTTCCTGAAAGCCGGTAGCGGTCGGACGGTCAGCGGCAAGCCCATCCCGCAGATGACGATCGAACGCGGCGACGGCGACCGTCATCAGTTTGCGATTGCTGACCGTGAAGCCTACACCGGTGTAACGGCTAAATGGCTGCACACAAAAGACCCGAAGCCGCAAAAGCAAAAGGTGAAGCTCAAGCGCAAGCCGAAGGAGCAGCACCTGCGGGCGCTGCAACACCCAAAAGCGACAAAAACCACGTCAAAGGCCGGAGCCAGAAAAGAGCAGGAGGCGCGCGAGGGCGAGTATATGGTCGGTGAGTCTGAGAACGTGCTGGAGCTGACGACCATCTACGCGACAAAGGCGCAGGCCATGCGTGCAGCTCAGGCGAAGTGGGACAAAATTCAGCGCGGAGTCGCGGAGTTTTCAATCTCGCTGGCTATTGGTCGTGCTGATTTATTTCCTGAAACGCCGATAGCGGTCAAAGGCTTTAAGCGCGTTATAGACGAGCAGGCCTGGGTAATCAGCCGGGTGGTGCACTACCTTAACGGGAGCGGCTACACGACGGGCTTAGAGCTTGAGGTTAAGGTTTCGGATGTAGAGTATGAAAGCGAAGAATTAACGCAATAAATGTCTTTTATGTGTTTGATATATAAGGATTTAATGGTTAAAATTGGTTCATCAATAACGCTCTGAGGTGTTCGCCATGTTCCACTGCCCTAAATGCCATTACGCCGCCCACGCTCGCACAAGTCGCTATTTTTCCGATACGACAAAAGAGCGGTATCATCAGTGCACAAACATCAATTGCAGTTGCACGTTCGTCACCACTGAGACGGTCGAGCGCTTTATCGTTTCGCCGGGTGAAGTAGTACCAGCGCCGCCGCACCCGACTCAATCAGGCCAGCAACAAATCCACTGGATGTGA